TAAAGAGCTCGTTTGCCTCATCGGCCAGATCTGCAAGTGCTTGTTTTACATCTTTGCCCTCGTTTTTAAGTTTCTGAAGTTGCTCGAACAGGGCTTTGGTTCCTTCGGTGAGCTTTCCTTCAGTGAACAGCCTCTCCAATTCTTCGTAGGTCTTGCCTGAAAGTCCTTCGGTAATATCCCGGGTGCCGGTTTTTCTACCTATACCAAGAAAGCCACCATACTTATAGGTTTCTTCTCCAATTTTTTGCTGGCCAGCTTGAACTTGTTTTAACAGTCGTTCATATTCGCTTTGAATAGATCCTGACTGATTACCCAATAGAGCCGCCTGGTCTTTAAGGCCATCTAGTGTAATTTTATTCAGTCTTACTATTTGACGTTCTCTTTCTCGGAGTAGTGCTTGATATTCACGTTCACCTTTCTGAAGGTTCAGGTTGTACTGTTTTATTTCTTCAGCTGCCTTCAGTTCGCTTTCCCTGGCTTTTCTCCCAATACTTAGTAACCCGGTTATTGCACCAATTGCTTTAGTGATTCCACCAACAATGTCACCGCTTGCAAAACTTGCTACCGATCCTGCAGCACTGCTTGCCACACCAAGTAAATCTCCCATAGTTGAGACTGTGTCCCCTAAACCTTCATTTAGGAAGGAAAGTTCACTGCCTAATTGAGAGAAGGAAGACCCCAGCTGGCCGGTTGAATTAGCCAAACTTTCAGCTGACTTGGCTACATCTTCATCTTTAAGAAAGTCAAAAGCGGTTTTGCTTTTAGTGATTTCATTGATCTGCTTTCGTGTTTCCTGAAGTTCCTTGCGGTACTTCTTAGCGTTTTCGGTTCCTTTCACCAAAGGATCACTAAGTGCAGTGATCAAGTCAGACTCCCGAGACTTAAGTGCCTGGATATTCGCTTCATCCACACCCATCTTCAAGTTCACTTTTAGATCGGCCAGTTCTTTCTCCAGACGGAGTTTTAGATCGGCAGGGATAGAGGTGTTTCGGAGAAGTTCTTCCACAGCCTGCATCTCTTTCTTTAGCTGAGATTTAGTGAATAACAGGGTCTCTTCTGATAGTTTTTTATAAACCTCAGTTTTCTTAAAGGCCTCATCATTCGCTGCAGTGATCGAATGATCCATCTGTAACTTGAGCTCTTGTTTTTGAGATTCAGTAATGGTGGCTCCCAATGCTATGGCTTTTGCAGCATACTGTTTTCTAATCTTCATTACCTGCTCTTCAGCAGATAAAGCGGAATTGTAAGCCTCTGCATATTCCTGGTTCTTAGAATCAGTTAATAGTTTGGACTGAGCTGTAATTTCATCAGTAATCATCTTTAGTCTGTCTTGCTGAATCCCGGTAAGTTGACCATTGGACGTGTCTGAAGAGACTTTCGTGAATTCCTGCTGTAGTTTATCCAGGTATGTTTTCGTTAGGTCGATCTCATTTGCAAAACGGGCATTTGCTCCTTTTTCTCCCACTTCTTTTTTAAACGACTCGTAATCCTGATATAGTTGTTTTTGCTTATCAAGTGATGCCTTAAGATCCTTTGTCTCTTGATCGTATTTGATATTACCCGTTGCTAATTTTTCTGCGGTGTCGATCCGGGCTAATGGACCAACTCCAAGGCCAGCCTTCTTTGCCTCCTGTCTCTGCATTTCGAATTTGTCCTTAGCGGCCTGGATCTCCTGATTATTCTGAGAGAGTTGTTTACGGGATGCTTCAGTTTCAGCATTAGTGATATCATTCAGGATCCTGAGACGCTCATCAGATACCTTGTTTTGCTCAGCAGAAAGTTTACCCTGACTGGCCTGCAGTTCTTTATTTAGCTTATCGATCTGGACGGTATAGTCTGCATATTTCTTTGAATGAATATCAAGCGGTTTTTTCAAGCTTTCGAGTCTTTCGATTTCACCTTTAATAAAATCCTCGTTTCGCACCGATGAGCCTGCCTTAGCCGGGTCTGCCTTTGCTTTAGCATTGTATTTGGCAACTTCATTATTTTCGTAGGTATCGATATCTTTCAACAGCTTATCGAAGTCTTTAGCTTGCTGTTGCCTTATCTTTTCATATTCTGCATTGTTGAAACTGCCTGACCGACCGGTTCTAAAATTGGCTTTTATACGTTCCAGGTTTCCGATTTTGTCCTCTGCATTACCGGATAGAAGATCAGCTTTTTGTTTTTGAATTTCAACACGCTTCTCGAACGATGCCTGCTTTAATGCCATTAAATCAAGGGACTGGTTATATTCCTCGATGGCCTTTCTACCTTCTTCAGTTCGAAGCTTAGCAAGGGTAAGGCCTCCCAAAAATTCAGGCGAGACCTGATTGATTTTCTTTAGAGCCTTTTCCCTTTCCTGGAGCGAAAATGTTTCATCGGTTGCCGTTTTTATTAAGTCCTGAAGCTTCTGTTTTTGTTCGATGGTAGTTTTTGTTGCCATATCCCTAATAGAGTCAAGGTTCTTTTCCGATTCGGCAGCATTGTCAATGCTTTCAGTGTAGACATACGCTGCCGCAGCCAATGTGGCTAATCCCGTTGCTATTGCTACATAAGGATTGGAGAGCATTGTTGCATTCAGTATTTTGTGCATCCGATCAAGAATGACCATTTGAGCATATTGAAGCCTAAAGGCCAGAGTAACCCCTGCTGCTGATTGAGCAGCTGTTAGCTGAAGCGCAGCGGTGACGATAAGTGCTGCTCTGTGGACACCATAAATAGCGACCATGGCTGTGATAATGTCAATTACCTTCTCATAATTCTCTACAAGAGCAGCTAATCCGGATATGCCTGAAGATAGAAGCCCTTCTTGACTTCGACCCATTTCATTAAGCATATTAGCCCAGGAATCCTGAAGATTGCTAATTTGACCTGTAAGCGTTTTAGACTGTTCTTGCATTAGGTCAAAGAACATTCCACCTTGTTCGGTCATTGATTGGAAAGCCCGCTCTACTTCAGGGAATCCTACCTTGCCTGCTTCCACTAATCCACTTACTTGGTCCTTGGTGACTCCGAATTGTTTAGCGAGCTGCTCGATAATTGGAATACCCCGACCGGTAAACTGCATAATATCTTTTGTGTAAGCTCTTCCTTGAGTTTGAAGGGTACCATACAAGTAAACAATATCACCAAGCGGAGCTGAAACGCCGGAGGCAACATTCCCAAGCATGGTCAAGTTTTTAGTGATTGATTCAGATGAGAAGCCATAAGCTAACAACTGCTTTGCACCGGTTGCAACCTGATCAAGAGAAAAGGGTGTTGTAGCAGCTAATTTTACTGCTTGAGCCATTAATTGATCAGCTTTTTCCTTGGATCCGAGCATTGTCCGGAACGCAACTTCCAACTGCTGAAACTCTCCCCGGGTCTTTACGATTGACTGCAGGAAGTTAGATCCTGCCTGAATAGAAAAGAACGCGCCTGCAGCAGCTGCTGCTCTGGCGAATGATTGCTGCATTCGATTGTTTCCCTCTATTGAGGTTGTATGAACTCCAGCTATTCTATTCTCCAGGTCTTTTAGCTGTCTCTTAAAATGTTCGTCATCTAATTCCGCTTCCCATGCGAGAGATCCACCTGATACTTTTACTGCCATTTCTTTGTATTTAACGCTTGTTCATTATTCTGGCTATTTGCTTTTTGAGCCGCTCTTCAATTACCTGAGATGTGCCAGAAATCACATCTAAACCCCGACTTTCTACCGCCGCTGCATAATCCATCCCAGCCACCACTATCAGGCTGTATCCAACGGGATGCTCGGCGGCCAGCTGGTTAGCCAGTTTCTCAGCCTCTGAAGCGCCTTCCCCGGATGCGGTATTAGTGAAATTTCCTGCGATGATATTGCCATCATATGTTAGGATATAGCCAATGGAGCTTCTCAGGTTACCGGTTTGATCACGATAAGTATTTGTTTCCCGGGCTTCTTTGACAAACTCCTCACCGGTGCGGATCAGTCGGGATTCAAGAGCTTTATTAAAAGCTCTATGCTGCTCCCGAATATGAGCTGCTATATCGTTTTTAGTGAATTTTGGCTTTAACATGAGTGGATTTGCACCATTATATGCACCCTCAAACAGGGTGCATAATTTAACTTCTTGATTATTAACTTGTTGTTTAATGAGAGGTTAGGTCTGCTAGGAATCTAGCCCTTATTACGAGCAGATATTGAAAACAGCCTGTATGGATTTAATCTCAGCTGGTGTTCATTTCCAGAGTCTATTTCGATAAGGGCTCCATTTTGACCAATCAATAGCTCACTACTCAGATCGATTTCATAGTCTGAAATGTTTTCTTCGAGGAATTTTCTAAACTTCTCATACTGCTTATTTAGTTTGTGAAATTCCAGGGATAGCGCCCTCATCGGCGGTGCAGCAAAATCAATAGCAAATTTTTCTCTTAACAGAAGATCGGCGTCCTCTTGGTTGAATAGTGCTTTACCATCAACGAATCTGATTCGCCGTAAATCAAAATGAGGAGTGCTCCTCATTCTACACGAGGGCTCAAACTTTGCAATTAAGAATATCCTAAAGAACTCCGAGGTTGACTTATGGTAGGCCTTTTCGTGTTCTTGCCTTAGCGACTCAGGAAAGATCCCCTCACATTTTAATTTTACCTTTTCGTAATATGTCTTCTTTATTCTTTTCTGGTCGAAGCATAAGAACATATCGCGGTCTGATTCTGCTATTTCTTCTCCTGTCAATTTGCGGAACTCATTCATTGTGCAGTTCAATAAATCAGCAAATCCCTTATGGGAGTTTACTGAACTTTCGTAACCGTATTGATCAGAGATAACCAGGCGTTGCGCTGAATCGATTATTAGGTCGTCCAGCCCAGTATGAATTCTTTGAATTAACGAAGCAGTTCCTTTTCTGACTTCTTTTGCAAAGACATCGAGAATTTTAGTTTTATATTCATTTGATTTTAGAAGTTCTTCACTTGACTGGGATAATTTGTTGGTTTCCATTTTCTATATTTTACGGTTAAATCACTTATTAAGTAAGAGGCCATAGGCTTTTGTATCATTTATTTGAGCCATTTTTCTTCCCATCTCTAACCCTTTGTTGTATTCAGCCATTTTTGCATTCGCGAGACGCTTGATCGCCGGATCTATACCCCCGGTTGGTGCCTTCGGTGGATGTGTTCCGGAATGCGCCTTATTCGTTTTAGAGCTTCCCTCAGCGGGATCTCCAAATACGAATTCAAAGTCTTCACTGTCACCTTCCAGGTGATCTTCAATAGCTCCTGCGATACCTCCTCGAAGACGGTGTTTACTAAACCTAACTAATCCCTTTAACTGGTCTGTACTTAGAGATCTGACAAATTCTTTAATTTCCATTGTTTTAGTGTTTATTGTGATAATTATTAAAAAATGCTTGTTCTTTTTTTTGAATAAACAGAAGGTGATCCGGTACCGGACTTGTTATAAAGGCCAATCTCTTTTTGTCGGATTTAATCTTGACGGCTTGGTCATGCAGATCCTCAAGTAATTCTTGATAATCTGCATAAAGGGCTGCTTCATCAGTTGTCAAAGTTTTATAAAATGCTGCCTCGAAGGCAGAGAGTGATTCTATAAGATCACTCGAATTAATTCTCTTTCTCATATTCTATGATTCATTATTAGTACCGGGGTGGCTATCTGTCTGCATCAGGAAGTTTAAAAAGGTGTCTTCAATAATACTTTTAGTTGGTGCATCCAGTCCCAAGAGTCTGGCTCTTCGATCTATGCAGCTCATTACCCCGTTTAAGAATCTGGAATTACCATCTTTAACTATTTCTAATTCGGTGATCTCTTGTGACTCAGGAGTATTACTTGAAACCGGTCCTTTGACTTTGACACCTCTTTTTTTATAGTTCGTTCTGGATCTTATCCACGCATCCCAATACTCCTTTTGAAGTAAATCGATCTTAGCAAGTTCTTCATTCATCTTTTCATCAAAGGAGTCCGCGCGTTTTTCTTTCCATTCATCTTTACGCTTTTTTATGTCCTTACTGATTACAGATTCCGAAACAGATAATTCGCTGGCAATTTCAGATTGGGTTTGACCCATCAGATACATCTTAATGACTTTGTCTCGACGGTTTTCTACAACTTTATTACTGCTTTTTGCCATTTCTTTCCGATTCTTTCCAATAAAGCACCCGGCGGCTTGGCCTGCCAGAATCTTTTTTACTTTTAATAGTATTTAACACGATCCTCAAATTTCCAGGGATGTGCATTCAATTTTTGAATGTTCTCCATTAAGGGATATTAATTTGAGATGTTAATAATAGATGTTCATTTAAGGTGTACATAAATTGTACATCAAATTGACATTCAATTTCAATTGACAAGTTTATTTCTTATTGTGTTTTTTTGATTAAAAGAGGTTATTTGAAGCAAATGAAGAGCCGCTTTTCTTGCTTCAACTTTTTCCTGCTTTAGTTTTTTCAGTCTATTTTCTTTTCTACGTTCCTCTGCGATAAAGGCCAATTCCTTCATCGGTAAACTTGTTGAAACAAAAAAACCTCTCATGCGTTCAGCATATCGTGACACCCCCCAGTCCAACTCAAGATTACTCATGATTTTATCAAATTTTCTCCTGGTTGAATATTTCTCTGCCATTTCTTGATTATCGCCGAAGGCTCGCTTAATGATCATTTCTTTGTTAGTTTTTACCACTTTGTTTTTGCCGAGAATTGATTTGATAGAGGCATAAATGCAAAAGGTGGCTAAATCATATTCAGATTTATCTTCTTTTAAGTAGGAGAAGATCATTTGTTGTTTAATCATTACAGTGATTTGCTCATTCGACGATTCAATTTCATAATATCGTTTTCGTATGTCAAAGACTTTACCAGTTAAGCCCAAATAATGAATGGCTCTTCTTATGGTTCCATACTCAAAAGCTTCGTCATTATTTCTTTTGGTGAACTTTTCCCAATCTTCGTATAGGTCTTGGCAGGCGGGATATCCGTATGTGCCAAACAATGCATATCTGTCAATTCCCATTTCTTTAATAAATGCTGTTATACTTTTAGGAACAGTTTCACCTTCTATACAATCATAGACACATAACCCCAAAGCGTTATCGGGGTTAATTTGTATGTGTTTTGCCATCTTCATTACGCCATAAATCAGCATGTCCTCAAAGCAGGATTTGTCGCCCTTAAAGACCTGGCCTAAAAGGCTTATAGGAAAGATTATATATTCACTACTTTGGACGCTGGTCTTTCCCATTACACCAAGCCAATTTTAGTTAAAGCCTCTTTCACATCAGATCGGATATACCGGTAGCTCTTTCCTAATTTTATGCAAGGAATTTTCCCCTGATCACGATATTTGCTAAGGGTGACATGGGAAATGCCGAAGTATCTGCAAATCTCTTTAGCAGTGATAGGAGCTTCATCCGGCTTGGGTAGTAAATCCGATAAGATCTGTGGAAGCTCTTCTCTAAAGAGTTCCCGAATGTCTTCTTTGGTAAGTAATTCGATAGCCATACGTAATAATTTTGATTACGAAGGCTAATGTAAAGTCAGGGTTGAGTTATAAAAGTTATTCTTTTTATAATTTATAATGATCTGTGGCCAATTACTTTCAAGTGGTGTTTTTTGACAGTGGTACCATGTGTCTCTTCGTTTGCGAACTTATTACTGATGTAAGTCTTCATTGAACCGGCCGGGATAGACGGTTCGAAGCATTTTTCCAAGTAGTTAGCTATCTTTTGGGCGAGAGCTTTACTGCCGGTACTTGCCCTGTAAATGTACGACGCCTGAAATAGTGCATAGAAGAACCAATGCCTGAAGTTTTTATCTTTAGTAGACCTATTAAGAAGCGAATCGTAGCTACCCAACCTTAAGCCATCATATTCTTCAAGGGTCAGGAAAAGTAATAGGGAATCAATAAACTTGCTACTATCAACTTCGAAACCACACTCCTGAAATGCTGGTTGTATTTCGTTGAGCATTTTCAGCTTGAGATTTTCGTCATTGAGGATGTTTTGACTTGTTTTTGGTCTAACATAATTGTAATGTTCATTCAGAAAGATTGTTAGTTGGCTAAGGATAGTCTTTAGAGGTTTTAACAGTGCCTCACCGTCTCCTTGATAAACAATATACTCTCTGTCATCAATATACTCTTTGCCATATTTATCCTCTTTGTAATCAGAAAAATAGATTGAATTGAGTTCTTTCGCTGTGTTTTTT